ATGACAAAGAAAAAAGCTCACAAACCCGGTTCAGCCACTATTGCCCTCAACAAACGCGCCCGCCATGAATACTTCATTGAAGAAGAGTTCGAGGCCGGCATGGCGTTGCAAGGATGGGAAGTCAAATCACTGCGCGCCGGTAAAGCCAACATCAGCGACAGCTATATTTTGCTGCGCGATGGCGAAGCCTATCTGTTCGGTTCCACTTTTCAGCCGCTGGCAGTGGCATCAAGCCACGTGGTGTGCGATCCCACGCGCAACCGTAAACTGCTGTTGAACCAGCGTGAACTGGATTCCCTGTACGGCCGCGTTAACCGCGAAGGTTACACCGTGGTCGCGCTGTCGCTGTACTGGAAAAACGCCTGGGCCAAGCTGAAGATTGGTGTGGCACGCGGTAAGAAAGAACACGACAAGCGCGCGGACATTAAAGATCGCGAGTGGAAGATGGACAAAGCACGAATTATGAAGAATGCCAGCCGTTAACCACTGGAATCTTTTATAATTTTTTGCTAGAGTAACAAGTCTTGGGGCTGATTCTGGATTCGACGGGATTCGCGAAACCCAAGGTGCATGCCGAGGTGCGGTAGGCCTCGCTAAAAAACCGCAAAAAAATAGTCGCAAACGACGAAAACTACGCTTTAGCAGCTTAATAACCTGCTTAGAGCCCTCTCTCCCTAGCCTCCGCTCTTAGGACGGGGATCAAGAGAGGTCAAACCTAAAAGAGATCGCGTGGATGCCCTGCCTGGGGTTGAAGCGTTAAAACTAATCAGGCTAGTTTGTTAGTGGCGTGTCTGTCCGCAGCTGGCAAGCGAATGTAAAGACCAGACTAAGCATGTAGTACCGAGGATGTAGGAATTTCGGACGCGGGTTCAACTCCCGCCAGCTCCACCAAACAAAACAAGAGGTTACGTGAAAACGTAGCCTCTTTTTTTTGTCCGTGTCCAATTTGCGTCCACGTAGTTAAAGCCACAGCACTTGCTGATTCCCCCGATCCGGATGTGGGGGTACTGAATTAATCTTTCCCGGACACGAGATAATTTGCGCTACCGTCTCAAGCGATTTAAAGGTGCAACTGCAATTAATGTTCTGGCACTGGTTGTAACGCTCTTTGGTTTCTTTAGACACCTGATTGCTGCTGCGAGTGTGTGCTGCATGACCGCAAATTGGGCAATTCATCATGATTCGTGCTCTCCTCAAGCAAAATTATTCACTATTGGTGAATTTATCACTTATTGCATATCCAAAGCATTTATTTTTACCTCAAGCTCAATACTTGTTGTGAATCCACTATCCGCACTCACGCTATGTGTAAGTGTTGTGATAATCCATTCAGCCGTATCGATTGGCTGCTTGAACCCGCTGACTTTCACCGGCATTTCTGTGTATAGATCTGCACGCCCCCGGGCCAGCTGCAGCGAGAAGGACGCCACGCCACGCTGCAGCCGTTCCCACTGCATTTTGGCGGCGCGCTCTGCATTGTTCCGGTTGGCATAGGTCCGGCTCAGCACCAGCACGTTTTCATCCGTTCCGATCAGATAATCCCCCTGCTTCGCTTCCGGCTCCTTTTTTCTGACTTTGGCTTTGCTCCGGCGCTTCACCTTCGCTTCCGGCTTTTTTTCCGGCTCGCGGGTGTTCAGCCAGCTGGCGATCACGCCGGTATAGGCCTCGCGGTCAGCCAGGGTAAAGCGATGGCCATCACCATCTTTTCGCTGAATGGTTATAACCGGCAGCGGTCTGCCGCTCGCGGTTTTGCCCTGCCCCTGCCGGATAAACAGCAGGTTGCCATTTTTCACGCACGCAACGGCGCCGCACTGCTTCGCAAGTCGCATCAGAAAGCTGGCGTCTGACTCGTTGGTCTGGTCGATGTGATCGATCGCCATTTTCGCCACGTCCTCACCCAGCGCGACCTCCAGCCGGTGCCGGGCGGCGATATCTTTCACCATCTCGCCCACGGTGGTTTTATGCCAGGATTTCTCCCTTTTGATGTTAAGCGTCTGCCGGAAATCGGCGCTGCGGGCGCGCAGCACCAGACGGTCAGGCGTGCCGGTGTGCTCGATTTCGTCCACGGTGTAGCTGCCTTTCGGGAAAAGCACTTCACCCTGCCAGCCCAGCGCCAGCTCCAGCAAAACGCCACGGCGCGGCAGCTGCAGCTGTCCATCGGCGTCGTCCAGTTCGATGTCCAGCTGATCGGCCTCAAACCCACGGTTATCTGTCAGCGTCAGGCTCAGCAGCCGTTTTTCAAGCTTCTGTGTGATGTCGGCCCCCTCCAGCGTCAGCCGGAATGCAGGCGCGTTCCCCGCCCCGTTAATCCACTGACCGCCCGTCATGAAAACAGCCCTCCCGCAGCGGTAGCCATCCTGCCGGCAGTGGCGGAGGCCGCGCTCTGCATGGCAGTGAGCTGATCGCTCAGACTGCCGAACATGTCCGCCAGCGACTCGTCGGCACGTTTCAGGGTGAGCGTAAACTCAATGCGCCGGCATTCACCGTTGCTGAAAAACTCCGCTTTGGTCTGGCTCAGGCTCTCAATTACGAACATGCCGTAAATTGTGCCGCTGCCCTCAATCAGCGGCCATGCGCGCCCCAGCTCCGCGATTTGCTCCAGCGCGTATAACGTCAGCCTGCCGCCAGTAATCTCGGGCAGCAGCACGCCGGAAAGCGTCAGCGTGTCGTTATCCGGCCCGAGGAACTGCAGCGAGGGGCGCACGCCCACCCGGCTGTTTGCCGGAAATCGCCAGCTGCGCTGCAGCTGCAGCTCCTGATAAGGGACCGTTTTCAGCATGAAAACGAACATTCCCAGCGTCATCATCATTCGTCAAATCCTCCCCTGTCGCGGTAGCTGCTGCGGGCGCGGGCCTGCGCCTGCCGCTCTTTTGCCTCAAGTCTGCGCATCACTTCATCCACCAGATCCTGCTGGCTTTGCCCTGGCTGCTGCACGATGGTGATCGGCGCGTGAATACTGACAGCAGGGACGGCACCAGCCGCTGATTTTGTACGGGCCACGTCCTGCCGGTACGCCTGCGCGGGCAGGCTCAGCGGGTGCAGCGGTTTCGCCTCGCCGTTAGCCGCCGCGCCGCCGAGCGCCAGCGCCGCCAGCGCCGCCAGCTGCGCAGTACTCCTGCGGCTGGTGACGTTCGCCGGCCCGCTGACAAGCTCCGGCCCGTTCTCGCCGGCCACGCCAAACTGCCCGGACGGGATAAACCCGCCGCTGTCGTACATGCCGGCAAATGCCGGAAACCCGCCCGGCGGCAGCGATACCCCGCCGCCCGTTTTTACCTGCGGTGCGCGCGGCTTATCTCCGTCAGGCTTCAGAATGTCCGGCAGGTAATCGGTGAGGGATGAAAGCTTGCTTTTCAGCGCGTCCCATTTCTGGCTGACGCCTGCCAGCAGCCCATCGATCATCTGCGCGCCGGCTTCCTGAAACCGTGCCGGCAGCGCCTGCACGTCTGCCACAATTTCGTTCCATTTGTTGCTGATGTAGCTGCGGATCGCGGTCCAGACGCTGCCCACCTTCGTGCTGATGGCGTCCCACATCGCGGAAAGTCTTGGCCCGAGCGTGTCCCAGTTCTGCCAGATAAGTAGCGCCCCGGCGGCAATCAGGCCAATCACAGCCAGAATCGGGTTCGCCATCATCAGCCGCCCTAGCCACAACACCGCGTTGCCGGCAATGCCAATCCCGCTTTTGAACAACCCGAACGCGCTGAACGCCTTAAATCCCAGCCACTGCACCGCTTTGCCAGCAATCCCAATCCCGCTTTTCAGCAGCCCAAACGCGGTGATCCCATTCAGCCCCAGCACGCTGCAGCTCAGCCGCAGCAGCGCCAGCGGACCGAGGATTGCCGCTGCCGCCAGTGAGAGCGCGCCGAGAGCTGTCGCGCCAATGGCAAACGCGGCGCCCATTTTGAACAGCGCCGCCGTCAGCTGCGGGTGCTGCTTAACGAACTCACCGAGTCCGGATGCCACTTCGCCGAGCCAGTCGGCCAGCAGCTTCAGCGCGGGGGCCACCGTTTCACCGATGGCGGCCATTGCGTTAGTAAACGAACCGGTTGCCGCCTCCCATTTATTGCCCAGAGTGCTCAGCGAGGCGTCAACGCGCTCACGCAGTGAGGCCTGCGTTTCCAGCTTCTGCGCCGCGTCCCGGTAGCCCGCGATGCCTTTGCTGATCATGATCTGGACGACCTGCGACACCTCCGCGTCATCCCCGAACAGGCTCTTGATCGTGGAAAGTCTCTGCTCGGTGTTCAGCTGGCTGATTTGCGCCAGCTGCTTATACATTTTCTCAAACCCGCCGAACTCGCCTTTGCCGTCGGTGAAGTTGAATTTCACCCCGGTGCCTTTCAGGTCATCATTCACGCCCTGAATGTTTTCGCTGTCCATCATGCCCTGAAACACCTTGCGGTAGGCGTTGCCCGCCGACTCGCCGGCCATGCTTGACTGGTCAGCCATCACCAGTAGCGGCGCAAACGCTTTTGCTGCATCAATTCCCTGCATCTTGATGATGTTCATTGCGCTGCTGATTTTGGCGTAACCCTGCAGCATGTTGCCGGGGTCAACGCCGGCGTAAAATCCCTTCTGAATGATGTCCGTCAGACGCATCATGTCTTTTTCGCTGGTCTGCGTGGCGTCCTGCAGCTTCGCGGCAAACTCCGCCGCGTCTGTCGGTGCCATCTTCAGCTGCACACCGAGATAGGCCGTTGCCTCACCCAGCCCGCCGAGGATCGCCTGCGCGCTCATGCCCTGTCGGCGGAGCATGGTCATCATGTTCTGAAAGTCTGCTGTGGTGCCGGGCAGCTTATCGCCCAGGCTTACGGCCAGGCGGTTGATTTTCTCAAACTCGGCCGAGACCTTCGCGCCCGGCCCCATAAGCGAGGCAGCAAGCTGCGTTGCTGCGTCCTCGGACTCTACGAAGGCACGAACCGGGGCCATCATGGTGACGCCGGTTGCTACACCCGAAGCCACCATGCCCGCGCCGTTACCGGCAAGGCTGTTACGTAAATTGATCGTTTTATCATGGGTCGCCCGGATGGCGGCCAGCTTCTGCTGGTATTCGCTTTGCCTTCGCAACTCCGCCTGCTGGCGCTCGCCCAGCCTGCGCAGCTCCGCCTGCTGCCGCTCAATCGCCCCCGTTGCCGCCTGCGCGTCAGTTTTGAGCCGCCGCTGCGCGGCGCTGAGCTGCTTTGTATCAATACCGGTGGCGTTCAGCGCCTCGCGCTGGCGCTGCACCGACAGCCGCAGGCCGTTATAGGTCTGCTGCAGCTGGCTGGCGCGGTTCTTAGCCTGCTCAAGCAGGCGCGCCTGCGCGGCGGTGGGCCGGTTAGTTTCGGTGAACTGCACGCCAAGCCGCGCCGCTTCCTCACGGGCGGCTTTGAGATTGTTAGCGGTTACGGCCAGCTGAGAGCGCGTCTTGCGGAAACCGTCAATCCGGCCCGCCTGATCATTTAGAGATTTCAGGCCGTCTTTGCTGGCCTTCAGCGCGGCGGCCAGCTCTTTTGAGCCGTCGCTTGCACTTTGAATAGGGCGCGTGATTTTATCGACCGCGCTTAATACCACCTGCAGGCGCAGGTTTGTGTTACTCATCGTCGCCGGCTCCGCTTCGCTGAATTGCTTTGTGCCGCCACTCCAGCACGTCCGTCAGCGACTCCGCGTACATGACCGGCGGCGGCCAGTGAAAAACGGTAGCGATGTCCGCTACCAGATCTTCTACCGTCAGGCCGTCGGGAAAGCTGACAGCGCCGACTTCGGCAACAAAAAAGTGACCACCTCGACGGAGAGCGACAGCAGGTCGGCCGGGTCCATTTCGCTGATTTCCTGCGCGGTAAGCGCGGGCGTGGTGACGCGCGGCAATACAACCATCATTGCGTTGACGTCCATATCCATCAGCGCCTGCAGGCGGGTGCCGCGCAGCGCACCGGACTGCGGCTTGCGGACAGTGATGTGGGTGATTTCGGTTTTGCCGCGCAGCAGCGGGGTATCCAGCTCGATGGCTTTTTCAGTGGTTTTGTCAGTCATGATGCGATTCCGTTAATAAGGGATGAAGCGGCAGGTCGGTGCCTGCCGGGTTGATTACAGGCCGAGAGCGTTCCGGTGCGCTTCCATCAGGTCAGTGCCGCCAACGATTTCGATCATGTTCACCAGATCGCACTCATAGAGCACCTCACCGTTAATGGTCAGCTTGGCGTAGCTGTTGGTGCCTGACACCTTCGTGGTGCTGGATTCGCCGGTCTTCCACTCGCCGGAATCCAGCTCTTTGTAACGTCCGCGCGTAACCAGCTCGACCGCCTGCACCTCGCCGGTGTCGTCACGCTGGATGGAGCCGGTAAAGCGCAGCTGAATTCCGTCCACGGTGGTAGTGCCCATCTGTTTAAACAGCAGCGACTCGGTGCCACCGATGGTAAATTCCGTATCCAGCGCGCCGTCGTCCAGTCCCATGTCGATATCCACCGCGCCGGCCATGCCGCCGCCGCGATATTTCTCAAACTTACGGGTGAATTTGGGCAGCGTCACAGACTCAGCCAGCCCCTGCCAGTTGTTGCCGGCGTTGAACATGTTCAGGTGCTTAAGCTTGCGGGGTAATGCCATGATTCAGTCTCCTTATGCGCCCACGCGGCTGCTGAAATCGACCAGATACTGGTCGGTGATGCGCTGACGCAGCAGCAGGTTTTCCAGCGGCGGCACCGGTGTGTAGTCGTAATCGATCAGCAGCTTGCCCGCCTTTAGCGTCTCTTTGTCATTGACGCTCGCATCCAGCCAGCAGTCGGCGCCGATCAGGTATCCCTGAGTCACCAGGCTGCGCAGCTTCGCGCGGATACCCTCGATAATGTCGCGGGCCAGCGACGGGTTCAGCGGGCCGTCAACGGACCACATCTGCGCCTCGGCCATGGTGTCCATCAGCACCTGTGCGGTACGGGTGTAGCACTCAAACGCAAACAGCGGATCATCGCTCAGGCAGCGGGAACCCCAGAAGCGGTAGCCGTCTTTGCGAATAAGCGTGGTGACGTCGTTCTGGTTCAGCAGGCCCGCGTCGGTAGCCGGTTCCTGTAAATCCCAGAATACGTCCTTAGAAATGCCGGTCACGCCGTTGACGCCGACGTTAGAGAGCGACTTATGCCAGCCGGTCTGCTCGTCGATTTTGGCGCGCAGGCCCAGCGCGCGGGCGGTGGCGTAAGCGGTGGCGTCCTGCTTCAGCACGGTGTCGAAGCTGATGAAGTCAGGCCAGATCAGCATCCCTTCGCGCTGGCTGAAGTTGGCGCGGTAAGCGATCGCCTCCTCCACGCTTTTGCAGCCGTAGGCGGACAGGTACGCAAACCCGCGCAGACTCTGTGCCACGCTTAGCAGCTCGGTTGCAACGGCCTGCGTATCGTGTCCCGGCGCGCCGAGGATGCGCGGCTTCACGCCGCACACCGACTGCGCGGCCAGCAACGCTTTCATGCCAGTGCGCTGGCCGTCGGTGACGCCGCCGATGATGTTCGCGGAGGTTTCCGCCTCGGTCTCGCCCTGCGGCACGCGCACCACGACGGTGACGGGTTTGGACTGGTCGGCGATAGCGTCCAGCGATCGGGCCAGCGTGCCGGATTCGCCCGCCTTACCGCTGGC